AGTTTGAGCCACTCGTGCCAACTCTTACCTCAACCTCGCCACGCTCACGCACTCCATAAGATTTACTGCCAGCATATATACAAGCTGTTATATTGTTCCATATTGGATATGATCTACTCATTTTGACCTCTTCTTTAATTCTTGCTTAGCTTGTGCAAGTCTTTCATTTTCTTCATCAGTATTTAAAGCTTGCATCATACTTAAAGCTTTAACCATGTTTTTTAGTTCCCAAGTTTCTCTATGTTTCATTTTTTACCTCTACTATTAAAAGATCTATTGTAGCAGGTGGTTACAATATGTCAACCTGCACGGCGGTGCAGCTCCTGGTGCCAGCTCTCCCTGGATCTATTATTGTGTTTCGTTTGTGTGTGTTGATCTACGCAGTAGCAAAGTAACCCGACCCCCGATTCCCGACATAAAAAAACCCGACCAATTGATCGGGTTAAAACTGTTTTTATTATTCACGAAAGAACAGTAACTTTCGGCAGTAGATTTTTTTATACTAGCACTCTGCCTAGCTAGACTTTTACACACTTAATAAGGCAGATCTAATAAAGCTACATTCGTTTGTTCCTCTCATGCAAGGAAGGGTTCGGACTAATTGCTTAGGACACCCTACAAAACTTTATGTTTCTGCCTTAGATCTATTCTACTACACACAGGATACAAAAAGCAACTCTTTTTTTCATTAATTGACGGCCTGTATGCCAGCTGCCCTGGTAGATCCTGGAGCTGTGATGTGTGTTAAACTGTGTGTATATATAGCTAAAACAGGCGACAATCCCGAAATCCCGACATCCCGACATTTCCCGACCGATTATAGGTCTTTTTTCGTGCTTTTATTTTGCAAAGGCGACCGAGTGAGGGGGAAGATGCGATTATTCCTCAAAATACCATCATATAAATATTTATTACTGTAAAACATAGCTACACATTGTTCAGTCATATAACTTGACATATTGGATACAGATAGTATCATATAGACTTAGTTATCACATTTTATAAACGGAGGAAAATATGGCAACTAGATCAAACATAGCTTATGAACAAGCTGACGGAAAAGTTATAGTCACTTACTGCCACTATGACGGCTATCCAGAATACAACGGCAGATTAATTAATAAACACTACAACAACAAAGCTAAAGCAAAAGAGTTAGCTAATGTTGGTTATCTTAGTGGACTCAAATCAACTATTGCTGAATCAATAGAAGATAGAGTGCATCAAGATAAACCTGTAGTGTATGACAACATTAGACAATATTTGAATGATGTAAATTGGGACATTGAATATGCATACCTGTATAGCAATGAGCAATGGTATATCTTAGACGATATGATGAAAGTAGATGATGATTACAAGATCATAGATCAAAACTTCAAACCAACACAGTTCAAACCATTATGGTCAGTTCTGGCACGATTAGAGAGAGTGTCAGCATGATTAGGAAGTTTGAACAAGACGCTATAGTTAATGAAGTTATGTTAGGCATACATGAGACTATAGAAAAAACTATGAAACGTGCTAAACGCAATAAGGACATTAAGACAATGGAGAAGGTTGCGAATTGGTATAAGAACATGGATACGACCAAAAACACCATCACGGATAAACTTGCAGTAGCTTTATTAGACAAAGCTAATCAAGGGAGAATTGAACAAGTATTAACCCAGATCATGAAAGAGTTAGAGGTTTAACAATGGATAATATTCTTACTTTTAAAAACAATGAATCTCTAGTCAAATTGGCTAGAGAAACCATTGAAGCAGATAAATTTAAACTTGCTTATGAAGATAAATACACCAAAGAAAAATGCTTTTACTTAGTTAAAGATGAAGGCATATACCTTATGGACGCTTACGATACCAATAAGACAAGTAGAGATAATGGAACTGTAGTCTACGCAGATTCTTTTGATCCATCTAATGATCCACATGAGGATCTATGGGAGAGAACATATCAAGTTAGTAGAGATGATTTTGCACAAAATATATATCTCTTAGATGATCAATTACAACGCTTAGCAGATGGTGGAGATATAAAAATCAAACTATGTGAATTTCATTATGAGGTGGAAGCATGAAACCAACAGACGCAGAAAATACTATTAAAAAACTTAAATACCCAAAACACTTACGCCATTTATCTATCGAACGCTTAGAAATCCTGGCGAAGATTTTTACATCAAAAAGGGGGTGAATGATGAGTAAAATTAAAATACCAAGATTTACAAATAGGAACGTATCTGATTGGCTTGATACTTTTGACGGCAATGATGCAACAGTTATTTTGACTGCAATTGCAAACAACGAGTTAAATACTTGTGAAATGATAGATAGTATCTTAGCTTTTAACGAAGGAGAAAGTAGTCAAGCAGAATTTTGGTATCAACAAATGTGGAGGAAAGAACAATGAGCACATATTATAGACCAAGTAAACCAATACCACTTGACGACATTAAAAACAATGAAGTCTTACAAGAGATTGGATTTGAGATAACAAACCTAAAAGATAAGAAATACTTTTGTCATGAAGGACACTATATTCATTTTGAGCTGAACGATAACAATGAAGTTATAGATCTGTTTCGTTATGGAGGCAATGATGCATATAAAATACTTATACCATTAGAGCAAATGTTAAAAGTAGAATTTATATCGGAGTATGATCTTGGTTATGACGATCTGGCACACGCAGACACTTCTGTGCGTAGATTTACTATCAAAGACGGACAGATTCATTTCCAAGAATGATTGATACATGGTTTTATATAACTATAGCTATCTATGTATTAATTTACCTATGTTCTGAAAGACCAGATGTGTGATCAAGTTAGACATCAAAATAGTTGACTTCGATCCCACACTTTACGACCTAGAACGCTACGAGAATATCCATCTTAGTCCATTTAAGGTGGGTTTTCTTGTTTATACAGACAACAAACTTATACACACAGCTTGGTTTACTTCTGAAACTGCACTATTTAAAGGTTTAGATAGCTATTTAGACTCTTTTGATTGATCTTCTATAACATCCTGGGTATCACCTAGATCCTGTTTGCTCTCAATACTTGCTTCAACGATATTGCCCATAAGTTGTTTTAACCTGGTTTCGACTTCTTCCCGACTCATTTGATCGACTTTACCAAATTTAACTTCCTTCCGATCTACAATTAGACCCCCGACTTTAAGCAGCGAGTTTTGCGCTGAGATTGCAGCATTAAATGACCCTGCTTCCATGGCCTTGTCACGAATATCATATAGATCTTGCACCGCCCGATCATAATTAAGCTCATACTTCTTTTTTGCTTGATTCATCAAATAATTATACTCTTGCCTAATTAAGGGCTTATCCATAAGCTTATTGGCCGCTTGACGAGGGTCTTTATACCCAGCTTTGTAGGCACATTCTACTAACGATAACCGAGGATTATTGACTGCGATCCAAATAAAATTACGCTGTCTACGATTTAGTTTCGTATCCAGATTGCAGTATTCTATTGGAGCTTCTTCGTCAGCTGACAGGATTGGTTCATATTCTAATTTATTTTTTCTATGTCCCATGTTTGTTTCGCACTAGAGCTATATTTATATACTAGCTACCCCCACTTAACCCCATAGTGTTTTGAAAGGATACTTGAAGATCTATAACCAGGTCAAGTATTTTGTAAGTTTTTTAAAGTATTTTTATCAAAGTCTTGTGACAAAAATGAAAAAAATAAAATAATCCCGAAAAGCCCATTCTTATCATGTTTTTTGTTGTCATGCTTTTTTGACAATAATTGACAATATTAACGAGGTATCGTTTTATCGGCATATTTCGCCAGTAATTCAACTACCAGGTTTGCTACTTCTTTGTCATCAAACTCATCATTAAGCTGTGATATACAAAAACTAAGAGCGGCCAACACAATATTTAGTTTGTCCTCACCCCGATATTCCATGTTTTGAAACATGACATCAAGACGTTCACAAACTTCATGTAATGTGGGTTTCCCCATCTTTTCTTTGATTGCTACCAATTTTGGCATATTGCATCATAACACGACATTTCATCAATATTCCATATTCTTATAAATATGCTTAATAACTTCTACAGTCCAGCCGTTCCCAAGCATTTTATATCTTTGTGTGTTAGATACATGATTCGTATAGTTATCCGGGACTGTTTGCAGTCTTTCACATTCCAAAGGTGTTAGTTTTCTCCAAGTAAGATCTTCTTTTTCAATACTTATCTCATGATCTTTGTTAAGACTAGGTGTGACTGTTCCAACCTTGCCGTCCTTTCTAGGTTCTAATTTTTTTGATCTAAAAGGTGTGTGGTCTTTACCTGTTTGTTGCCTTGTCATCCTACGCATTTTTTTGGCCTCATCTGTTCTTACTTCTCTATAAGATTGAACGGCTACCTTTGGCTCTCTATTACCACCCTGACAGGTATTTACTGTAGGAGACTTACCATCTGGACTGTAAACTCTTTTTAATATGTCATGTCCATTTATGTCTACTGCAACACCTACTTGTTTAGGCTTTGTTTCTACAAGCGTATTGCCATTACCTGCTGTGCCACCAGATTGAGCTGACAATGTAGATGATTTACCGTCTTGTGAATAAATACGATTACCCTGGCCACCATCTTTTATTTTGCCCACTTGTTTTGGCTTCGTCTCTATCATCTGCTCTTTGTTTGATGCAGTAAGCGTAGGTGATTTTCCTTGATCGCTATAAACCCTTTGTGTGCTTTCAAATACACCATCCCTGTATTCAAACTCCATGATCTGTTTGTCAAACACGCTTGATGTAAAGCCAAGAACCTCTTTGAGCCTAAACCATATATCATCGCTTGGTATAGCAAAGCTACTATCAGTTCTAAACCAATGCTCTACTTTAGTGATTGGCATATTTGTTTCATCTGCAATTTGTTTGTTAGTTTTTTTACTATTTTGTTTGTAAGCACGAAGCGCTTGTTGTAATAACAAAATATCAACCTTATGCTTCCTAACCTTAACCTCCTCTACATTCATGCCTACTTTAATAGGCTTATTAACTAACTGTCTTCTATGTTTCTTTTTGTATTGTTCAACACTTGCACCTTTGTAATAATTTGCATCTATGCAATGTGCTTTATCTCTTTCACTATCAAAGCTGTCTTCCAATATATCTCTAAGCACTATACCTCTATCCTCTGGTTGTTTTATACCAGGTATATTAGTCCAATAGTATCTCTGCCTTGACTGTGCTGAGACAAGAGAACTATTTATGAAGATAGGCTCAAACCTTACCTCACCTAAAACATTTAAGAATTGATTATCAACATCTTCTGGCGCATAACACTGAGACAATTGATCTGTTATCACTTCCAAAAACTCTTTTTTCATTCTTACGTTTTCAAGTAAAAAGTATTTTGGTTTAATTTCTCTAAGTAAGCGTATGAACTCAAAAAACAATGCAGATCTCGGATCATCAAAAGCAAGCTGTTTACCTGCAAACGAGAATCCTTGGCAAGGTGACCCAGCTTGTATTAAATCCACATCTTTATAATCTTCTGCATTTAGATTGCATACATCCCCAACCTGAATTGTATTTGGAAAGTTAGCCTGTGTAACCTTTATGGCATACTTATCAATTTCACTTGCATAGTATTTTTCTACAGGAATACCTAATTGATCTAGTGCGATCTGGCCGCAACTCATACCATCAAATAAACTTAATACTTTCATTTACAAGTTTTATTATACTTAGGTTGAAAATGTTTCATAAGTTTTTCTTCCCAATACATGCGTCTATTTTTTGCACAATGCATAACTCTAAACTCATCAAACAATTTATATTTTATATGTTGATAGATACGTTGATAGGGACATATGGATTGTCCTACGTAAACTACAACACTTTGGTAATATAATAAATAAACACCTGCTCTATGATATTCACCCAACATAGTATTTTTATTTAAAATTCTTTTAGCTCTTTCAGGTTTATTTTGTTCTAGTAAATCCTTTGTATTGATAACTTTGTGTAAATTAGCAGTGAGAAGATTTGATGTAGATGGTGATGAAGTAAATTCGCCAGTAGAGCCAACTAGACGTGTATTTGAATGGTGCAAAATATTCAACTTAATATTTCCTTAACTGACCTAAGAGATTGGTCGACCCCAGCTGTCATAGTTATAAAAAGGTGGTTCATCTTGCACCACATCTTCATACTTAAAGTTCTGCACATCAGCTTGTGGATCAGACGGCACGCTTCCCAATATTTTTTTGTGGTGCTTTATATATGATTGCACAAGATCTTGAGATTCGCCCATAATAATATCATTGTTAGCACAATCAAAAGCGTCTCTCTTATCCATATGTAAGTTTTTCAATCTACTCATTACGATACTCCTTTTTCTACTTTTATGTAAAATATGTTTTACTATATGTAGACATTATACACAATTTAGGTTAATATACAAAAACATTTATAGGAGAAACGTATGAGTAAACCAAAAACAGATATATCTGAAATCATTGAGGGTGTAATAACTTATGCACCACCAAAGTCTAAACAAGACATTGAACAAGAAATAGAGCGTGATAAGGTTAATTATCTTATCTGGCAAATCGGTGTTGCTGTCAAAGAATTACAACAAGCAATAAATGAATTGCAACAAGACAAGGACGTATCATGAAGATACCAACTAAAGAAGAACAACAACGTCTAGAAAATTTGCATAATGAATTTGGCATGGGATTATGTGATCTAACTGAAAAAGTTGAAGATCTAGGTGTTATACATATTGCACATGTCGGTATTGCATTTTTTACACAAATGGCACTAGATTGTGCACCAACATTAAAAGATGGTCGCAAGTTAGTTAGAGAGACCATAAGAACTGTTAAAAGGGAGCCAGTATGAAAATACCAGATATGTTAGAAAACTTTGAGCATGTAATCATAGGGGATGTTGCTTACTTTCCTAACCTTGATAACAACACTTATCACAATGGCCTAGGTATCTCTTCATCAAATATAAGAAGATTTAGTCAGAGTCAGCTACATGCATTAGAAGAAGTGGTTGAGCAAACACCTGCAATGATGTTTGGCTCAGCTGCACATTCATTGATTGTTGAGGGTGAGGCCGCATTTTTTAGTGATGTCGTTACTATCACAGGATCGCCTTATACCAATACCAACAAACAACTGAAGAAAGATAGTCTTGCAAAAGGTTTGTCAGTTATAACTGAAGAACAAAGAGACACTATTTACAGTATGAACAATAGTCTAGTGCAAGAAGCAGAGCCATACTTGCGTCCAGGTGAAGACTATCCACAAGTTTTTAAGTCACCAAAAGAAGTATCAATCTATTGGTATGAACAAGATCTATTGTGTAAAACACGAGCAGATGTCGTTTGTAATGCGTTTGATAACAATTTTGGAGAGGATGCCATTGTGCTTGTAGATTATAAAACAACGAGTGATTGCTCGGTAAGGGGGTTTACCAATTCGGTAAGGCGTTACTCGTATGATCTACAAGCTGCATGGTATAAGCGTGGGTTTGAACGTGCTGGTTTTAAGGTTGCAGATTTTGTGTTTGTA